AAAACAACTTAAAGACAAATCCTTCTTTCCCATTTCTAAATTTTCTATTTTTATATTCAAACCTTTCTAAATATTCATATAGAATTTTTGACATTACGGATTGTATGCATAGATATTTAAATTTACTAGAAGATATATCTATTAAATATCTTAGTATTCTACCACATAAACCCTGTCGTCTATATTCTGGATAAATATATATACCAAAGAGATTAATAGTTTTTGTATTTTGTTTAAAAAAAATTAATTCTCCATATTCATAATCAAATACCACTTTTCCATTTTTATATGTAGAATAATTTAATAAATAGGTGTCAATAATTTCTTCAAATTTATTCATTTACTTTATTAATTAACTTTTGTTAGTTTTAAACCCTTGTTTTATTCTTATTTTTCTAATAATTGTTTCATAAATTCTTCATAAGGCATAAGCATTATCCAATTATTATCTATATTATAATATTTCCTAATAATACTACAATACGCTTCTATAATATAAATTTCATTTTTCATAGTTTTATAAAATCCATAACTAATCATTCCATTTGCATTACTTGCAAATTGTAAATAAGAAGTACATAAAGTTTCAGGTAAATTAATCGTCTTCCAGTCATTAATCGTCTGTTCTCTATCTGTTTCTGATATATTAGGCATAGAACCACTCGGTTCTTGAGAACTAATAAATTCTTCAACAAGATTAATATTTTCTTCTGATAAAAATCGTGACATTTTACAAATTCTATTATATATTGTTAAATTATAACACTACATAATATTTATTTCAATTTTTTTCTGTTAGTAGTATATGAAAAATAAAAAAAATAGTACATTAAAAAATAGTAAATTAAAAAATATTACATATGATAATCATAAACAATTTATATCATCAAAGGGAACTTATACTGAATTATTTTGGAATTATTTAATCCATAAAAAAATTAAAAAAGTTTGGGGACTTACTGGACAAGGTATAAGTTATCTTATTAATTATATCCCCAAAAATATTGAGTATTTAAATACCCTTAATGAATTACAAAATACATGGTCAGCACAAGTATACGGAAGATTAACTAATAATGTTGGTTTTAGCTTTACAACTACGGGTCCAGGTGTAGCGACAGCATTAAGCGCTTTAAAAAATGCGGTTTGTGAAAAAAATCCATTAATATTATGCAGTCCATATGATGATGAAAAAACGCAATATGATTTTCAATCGTGGGATATTTATAAAGTTGGAAAAACTTTCTGTGAAACTTTTTATATATCTAAACCTCAAGAATTTTTAAAAATATTAAATGAAGCCTATTATACTGCCTTAATTAAACAAACTGGTGTATTATTGTTAGTTAAAAGTGAACTTTTTCTTCAAAAAGTTACACATAATTCTTTAAAAATAGATTCATCCTTATTTATAGATAATAAATCAAATATACAAAAATATTCAACAGAAATAAATAATCAATTTAATAACAAAAATCTATTAATTATTTTTGGTAAGGGTTCAACTAGTAGAAAAAATCTATATTTAGAAAAATTTATACAAACTAATAATATTCCCTATATCGTAACATGGAATGAAAGACAAATAATCAATGACAGTTTATATTGTGGAAGAATAGGCACATTAGGCAATCATTCGGCTAATTATGCAATGTATCACGCAACACACGTATTAATTATCGGCGATACCGCCGCGTGTATGGTTAATCAGGTTTTTGCTCCAATGTTTAATATACTTTTTTTAAATAATAATAAAAAAATCTATACTATTTCAAATGATAAACAATTTAAATTACCACAAAAAAGTAATTTTATAATAGTAAATGATTATGATTATATTTGTTCATTATTTGATTTTAAACCGAGCGTCGAATGGGTTCAACAATTACAAGAATCTAATCATCATTTGTTAGTATCTTTACCTGCATCAACTAAATATGAAAAATTTTGTAAAATAGCGGCCGATATATATTCTAAACAGAACTTAGATATTCCTGTTACAACAGGGGTTGGTAATCATTGGACGTGTATAGGAAAATATTTCGAAATTAAAAACTCTATCAATTTTGAAACACAATGTGTATGGGATTCTATTGGAACGGGTATTGCAAACGCAATCGCAATGTACCATTCTTTAAATAAACCAGTTTGGGTATTTGAAGGGGATGGCGGTACTTTTTGGAGCGGTTCAAATTTATTATACCTATTAAATAATAAGCATTTACCTATTACTGTGACCATTTATATTAATCATATTTATGGTATGATTGAAGAATATAATTATGATGCAAAAATGAACCCAAAAGCAGTTCCATTACAAATAAAAGAAAGTATTCCATTTATTGAATATTACCCAAATAGTCATATATTTGATAAATATACTGAATACGAAAATTATTTATCCAAAAATCCAATATCAAATGAACTGCGTTTTATTTTTATTAATCTTGGTTCGAATCCTATACAAAATTCGGTATTTGAAATAAATATTGATAAAGAATATATAAAAGAATTACATCATTCTAATTATAAACAAATTTTAAATTCATTAGAAGTGTTAAAAACTGAATATGTTTATTTTTAAGAGGTTTTTTTAATATAAATATTTATAGTATTATTTATATTATCATTATGATGTTATCCCTTATATAATTATTCTAAACACTTAAAAAACTTGGTTCTGCCGCTACACCACAAATACCAATATCATTTGTTGAAGATGTCTTTTTAATACGAACATACCCTTGCTCACCCCATGTATTCGACCACGAATTACGAACAATCCAATAATCCATTCCATTTTCTGTTCCATAACCAATAATTTCTACCGCGTGGTCTAGTTTTGTTCCACACGATGAAGAATCTAAAATACCACCAGAATAAGACTGGAAATAACGCGTATCCGCTTCAATTGCAATCGCAACTGGTTGTTTAGCAACAGCCGCCGCTAACGCCACTTGATCCTTAGGAGTAACATCCGAGCAACTTGAAAATGACACCCCAGCAGAAGCACATTTTTGACAAGTTCCTGCGGTTTTAGAAACACCCGCCTTGTATGGATAAGATGATTCAGTACATTGACCATTATTAATCATATATTTAAAGGCTGAGTCAGGTTGACCACCATTACATCCCATATTAAAATAACCAGCACCAGAAGCACAATCAACTAAAAATTCTTCAGATAAATCTAGTAATTGACCCTTTGAAATAGCCCAAACGGATTCAGCATTCGCAGTTGTTGCAAATGCCCAACAAGAACCACATTGCCCTTGGTCTCTTACAGAATTAACAACACCTTTTGTTCGCCAATCAATTGAAGCAGGTAGATTAAAATCAGTTGAAGAAAATGATTTACAACCATAAGAACCTACTTCGGTCTTTAATCCACCAATATACTGAGCCTTGAATTCTTCAGGAGTTAAATCAGTAAATTGATTTATACCCATTGTAAAATTTTGACTCAAGTCGGCGTTATGAGCAAGAATTCCAACCAAGTTATTCTTAAAAATAGCAAAACGAGACTCTAGTTCTTGAATAGTAGAATAACGCTTACTAAATTTTTCTTGAAAGTTGGTAAATTCCTTCCAATGAGATTCATCTATTGTAACAAGTTCGGATTCAATAATACCTGTATCAAAACCTCTTAATTTAGTCTGTCCAAATACATTAGCAACAAGTAAAAGTAAAACGGTAAGTTTCATTATATATACTAATTATATAAAATTTCTTTATTATCTTTATACACCTTTTAATATTTCAAATGCCGATTTTTACAACATAAAAATTTAAAAAGTATAATGGCGAATTTCACGCCTTACCATACTTATCTTCCTAAAAAGGAGTATCGTAGGCATTTATTCTTTTTGTTCCCTAAAACATTTTGGTCTTCTTTTTCCTTGTTTCTCACATTGTAAAAGAAGTAAAATGTTCTTAGAAGCATTTATGTCTCTATCCATACAGCATAATTTACACTCGTTGGAACTACAACGGATTACGCTATGGTATTGAGACATTCTTGCTTTTCCCTTACATAATTTATTATTTCTGTAAAGACTTATCCTTTCAAAACATTTATTACAAGTCTTACTTGTTCCCCATTCATCTATATCCACAACATCACAAAATCGTTTTAACTCTTTCTTTAATTTTAGAATTGGAGTTGTTGGGTGATTTTTTACTAATCCGTGTTGTTGTGAATAATCACCAAAACCTATTAAGGTCTTTTTATCTTTTGTGATATTTTTACATATTTTTTTTAATGTTGATTTCCCTCTACAATAAGAAGTAAAGTTTAATCCTCTAAAATTTTTATCACAATGAAATTGAAAAAATATATCTATATTTGGTAAGACATAATCAAAATAATTTAACATATTTTTTGTATTACTAACTTTAAAACTTGGAATATTTTTCCATAAAGCATAATGTTTCCATTCTTTATACCAAGTTTCCCTTTTCTTACAAGCGTAAACCATTTTACTTTTATGTCTATATTCTTTTGTAGAGCATTGTAAGATTTCATCATTTTCATTACAAGAAGTAAATAACGCACGGACACCAGGGTCTATTCCTACATATTGTTTGTAATCTACATTTTTTATGTCTTTTGTCTTTATTTCTTTTGCTTTTATTTTATTCATTGTAATTACACCACATTTTCCGTCAGTAAAAATAGTGTAATGAAACTTTTTATGTTGTGTTTCATATTTTTCAATGTTAAATAAGTTAAACCAATATTTTCGTTTCTTTTCATCAAAGTCTTTACTATTCTGTTCTTTGGTTAAATAAGAAATAATATCATTAAGAGCAGTAGAACATATTTGGATATTATCCATTGTAAATGAGTGTTTATTTGGTAATAAACTAAATACTCTTACTCCTTTTGTATTTTTATGTTTTTCAAATTCGTTTAATATCTTATGATATATCTTAATAAAATGTGAAGAATGTTTAACAATATTTGTTTCAGTAGGAACATATTTTAACCATTGTTTCATTGAAAGAATAAAATAATTTTTTTTATTATAATTTTCATCATAAATATCCTTACACCATTTATAAATAATACTTTTTCTTGTTTCACCAGTTCTTAATTCTAAATATTTAGAAAAACGCTTATAAAAATTAAGTTTCAAATGGTTATTCGTCATAGTAATTTGTTGTTTATTCAAATTATTTATTAATGCACCCATCTTATCACGAAAAGGTAATTCTTTGAGTAAATGAGAAAATTGTGAAAAAGATTTATACAATTCATCTTCTTTATCAATTGTAGATTTTCTGTTTTTCATTATAGAAACATAACAACAAGTATTATAAAAAAGATTTCCAGTGAGTTCAGGTAATTCTTTTCTTTCTTCTAATAATCTTGTAAAATGAAAATTCAATAACTTATATGATAAGAAACTGATTTTATTAATGTTATAAACAATGTCTTGTATTCCTTGTTTCAAATAATTATTTTTACATAAACTATTCCAAGACATTTTGATACAAACAAAATCAGTGTCCTTATTTCCCTCAATCCTTTTGGAAACATCGCTCCTCTTTTTCTTAACTTTGGGAAGTTCCATTTATACATATACTAAAGAATATAATTCTAAGTTCTTTTTCAAAATATTAATTAATTTCTTTTTCAAAATATTCCTAAATATTTTCTATTTTTTCTTTTCAAGTTTCTCTTTTCTTTTCAAATATGCCTTTCTATTTATCTCTTTTAACTTTTCAGGGTTATTTTCTGCTAATTTTTTTAATCTTTCTTTTGCTTTTTGATTTACTACATCTTTATTTTTTTCATAATAAGATTTTCGTGAATTATTATAATTTTCTAATTGTTTTTTTAATTTTTCATTTTCTTCCTTTAATAAGATATTTTCCTTAATAAGTTCTTCGTTATTCATTAAGATAATATAATAAATTATTTTTATATAATTTTCACTATATAAAAATCGGCGTTTGAAATGTTAAAAGGTGTAAAAATTTTATTATTTATATTTATTATGACAGATATATTTGATATAATCCATTATTTAATTGGGTTTATTATTTTGAGTTTTTTAATTTGGTTACTTATTCAAACACATAATTATTTTAGTAAAAATAATATTCCAATTAAAACTGAAACATTCAAAAATAAAAAGACTTGAATGTAATTAATTTTAACAAAATTGCTCAAATAAATTTATTATTATATACTATATGATTAATGAAAATTGTAAACAAATACTTAATAATGCTTTAAACTTTGTTAAAACAAATTATATTTATTTGAACGCAGACGACAGAGATCAACCAAAAATTAATAATCTAATAAATTTACAAAATATGGATGATATTAAAAATGATAATGATGGTATTATAATAATCAATTCATTAAGACGAACGGTTTATAATTTGGATTGGATGATAGGTGAACTTGAACAATCACTTAACGAAGATGATGAAAAACAAGTACTTTATGAAGATATTAGAGGAGAAGCGCAAGATATTTTAAGAAATTTAAGAACGAATTGTCTAAATAATGGCGGAAAAAGAAAACGAAAAAAGACAAGTAAAAAAAAGAATACTAAAAAGAATAATACTAAAAGGAAACGAACTAACAAAAGTAGAAGGTATAAAAGGCGATAATTATAAATATGTTAGTTAAATAAATTACTATCAT